AGGTCCACCAGCTCGTCGGCGGTGATGGCCGAGGCCGAGGCCGCGGTCTTGCCGGCCGAGGAGGCCGAGAGGCCGCCCGGCTGCGAGGAGCCGGTGCCGGTGGCGAAGTACGCCTCCTCCTTAGCGATGAGGCTCTCGCCGAGGCTGCGGGCGAGGAAGCCCTCGAGGTCGACGCCGGTGTCCTGGAGGAGCTCCTGCGAGACCTGCACCAGACGGGTCAGCTTGTACGCGCCGAGCGACACCTGCCCGAAGACGTCATCGCTCTCCGAGTAGGCCGAAGCCTCGGAGGTGAGGTCGGCCGTCCCGTAGGTCGAGCCCACGGTCGGGACGATCAGGGTCCCGCCGCCCTCGGTGGTGATGGTGGTCGCGAACGTCGAGATGGCGCCCTGGAAGCGGGCGTACTCGTACATCTGCGCGTCGAAGTCCTGCGGGACCGTGTACCCACCGTACGGCGAGCCGCCGGTCGAGGTCGTGAGGTCGCGGTACTCCGAGGCGTCAGCGCCACGCATGGCCGCCCAGAACTGCGAGCGGTACTCCTCGCCGCCGACCGTCAGGTCGCGGGCCTCCGGCATGGCCGGGGTCGCGGCGTGCTCGACGGTGGTCGCCTCACGGATGAGGCCCTCGTCGAACGGCAGGGACGAGACGCGCTCGCGGCGCTCGATCTCCTGCGTGATCTTGTCCACGTCGACCGCGATACGGTCGAACTTCTGCTCCTCCTCGGCGGTGAGGCTGCGCTCCTCGGCGTCTGCCAGGTCGAGAAGCTCGCGCATCTCGCCCTTCAGGGCGTGCCCCCGCTCGTGGAGGCGCGTGATGGCGGAAACGTCGCCCATCAGTCGTTCTCCTTCGCTTTAGGGTTAGCCGCTCCGAGCTCCATGAGGCGGAGGCGGTGGCGGCGGGTGTTCGCCGAAGCTGCGGCCGGGAGGCCACCCATCGGGTCGGAGGCGGTGGCCTCCTCGTGGGGCACGTCGGCCCCGCGACTTGTGATCTCGGAACTCGGCTCGGCGTATGCCGGCGAGGCCGTGACGATCGAGACGTCGGTCAGGCGGCCGATTCGCTGAATGTCGCGGCGGGTGCGCCCCTGGGCGTCCTGCCACCAGCGATCGGCCTCGACCGTGAATCCGAAACTCATTCCCGCGACGTCGCCGCGCTCCATGAGGACCCGCAGATCCTCGGCGTAGGACGTCGGCGCCACCCGGGCGCGCAGGCGGAGCCCCTTCGGGTCCTCCCAGAGCTCCAGCGTCGGGGGCGCGGAGTGCGTAGAGGCGAGCAGGAGGTTCGGATCGTGATTCACGAGGAAGGCGGTCGGGCCCTCGGGGTTCTGGAGCGATGAGCGAAACGCGCCGCGCTTCACCTGCTCGACGAACGTCCCGCCGCGACCGTCCGGGAGGGGATACGAGGCCGAGTCGAACACCGCGGCGTGCCCCTCGATGGTGAAGCCGCCGTCGTCTGCCGGCATCGCGCGGCACTCGGTGACGGCGACCTCGAGGGAGCGGGTCTCGCCTGCGAGGCGGGCGCGAAGCTCGGCGAACTCCACCGCGCGGGTCCGCTCCTGCGAGCCCTCGCGCGAGATGGTGCTCACGCTCGCCCACCCCTCGCCCGGGATCGCCGCATACTGCGCCTGGTATTCGTCGTACATCTCCTCGACGCGCTCGGCCGGCACCGGGGCCTCGCGGCCCTCCTGGGCGGCGAGGAGCTTCTCGAGCGGAGTCCGGAATACCACCGCGTGCACCGGCACGCCGAGCAGGCGACCGATACCGCGCAGGCGCTTTCGGAACGCGGGCGAGGAGAGCGTGGAGTCGAACACCACGAGGCGCCCTTCCCGGAGCAGGGTGAAGGTGCGCGAGATCGCCTCGCGGATCACCTGGCCGCGGTCGGCGCCGTCGTCGGTACGGATCGCCTCCAGCGAGACGCGCTCGGCGTCGGGGAGCTCCGCCCGGGCCCACGTGCTTTTCCCGGAGCCCGGGGGTCCGATCAGCGCCACGAGCGCGGGGCCGACGAAGGGAGCGGCGGTCACGAGCGCGCGCTCCTCCTCCTCGTCCTCCTTCATGCCGTAGCCCGCGGCCTCCTGCGGGGCGTCCTCCGGGACCTCTGCGCCGGCGACCTGATCGGCCGGGATGATCCAGAACTTGCACACACCCTCGGGCTCGACGCGGACCTCATCGCCCACCAGCTCGCACCCGCCGCCGCCTTCGTAGAACGCGCATCCGGAGCACTTCAGGCCCTCGGAGGCGAAGGGGTTATCGCTCGCGGGGACGTAGTGAATACCGTCGGGCCCGGTGCCCAGGTCGAACGGGCCGAATACGTCGACCACCTGCTCGAGCACGTCGTATAGGGCGGCCTGCCGCGGCGACCACGCGGGGCCGGAAAGGTCCCGGCGCTCCATGATGAAGGACTCCTCCTGATCGGATTCATTAGGCCCGCGCGCTTCGTCCTCCGCCTCGCGCTCGAGCTCGGCGACCTTCCGCTCGGCCCATTCGGCCGCAGGAGGTCCGCCCCAGAGGGCCGATGCCACTCGGCCGGGGCCCGGATAGCCGGGATCGTCGGGGTTCGCGTTCGCGGGGGCCTCCAGGTCCACGGCGTGCCGGGCGTGCCACGCGCGGATCGTGACCACGCGCTCCGGCGTGAGCTCATCGCCCTCGGCGATCCTGCGGGCCCACGTGAGGGTCGTCGCCACCACGCCGTCGCCGGCGAGGCCGTCCGCGTACCACCGGAGGCCCTTCGCGGCCTCCTCGCGCATCTCGCCCGTAGGTGTCAGGTCCGCCACTACTCGGCCCCCGCGGTGTCGCTTGCAACCGGACCCGGGACGATCATCTCGTCGGGGAGCGGGCCCAGGTTCTCGCGCTGCCGGACCTCGGCGGGCGTCATCCACGGTGCGCCGGCGAGGGCGGTCGAGTAGACCTCCGCGCGGGTGCGGGCGTCGGGCCGGAGGATCGCGTCGAGGATGAACTCGGGGAAATCCGGGCCGTCTGCGGGGAAGAGGTCCTCGTCCTGCGCGACGGCCTCCTCGATGCTCTTTAGGTACGGCTGCAACGCATGGGCGAGGAAAGCCTGGGTGCTCTGCTCGACGTTCGCGTAGGTCATCGAGGAGCCGGTCTCGGCTCCGATGAGGTGGCCGGGCACGCCGTAGATGGCCGCGATCTCTCGCGCCGAGTACCGTCGCTGAGCGAGGAACTCCTGGTCGTGTAGCGGGAGGGTGATCGGCGTCCACGAGAGGCCCTCCTCGAGCACGGCGACCTTCGCGGCGTTCTCGGCGCCCTGGAACTTCGAGCTCCACGAATCTTTCAGCCGGTCCACGGCCTCGGGGGTAAGCCGCTGCGAGGTCTGGAGCACGCCCGACGGGTGGGCGCTGTTGGCGAAGAACTGCGCGCCGTAGCGCTGAAGCTGCGCGCCGAGTCCGATCGCCTGCGAGCACGAGATCGGCGAGAGGCCGACAATCCCGTCGACGCTCCAGGTCTTGACGTGGATCACGTCGCGCCGGGTGAACTCTCCCGAGGCGCCGAGGCCCCCGGAGCCGGGGGAGATGTGGAAGATCGGCTCGCCCGCCTCCACCTTCACCTGCACGCGGGAGGGGTGGATCAGGCCGACGAATGAGACCGGGCGGCCGGGGTCGCGGTACTTCGTGACGAAGGCGTTACCGTAGAGCGCGAGCTGGGTCACGACGCCCGAGATGAAGGTGCTCGGGGTCATGTACGGCGCAGGGCGCGAGAGCAGGCGGGCGGCGATGGAGTCGAGCACCCGATCGCGGCCGTCCTCCTGCCGGCGGAAAACGTGGAGCGGGATCGTGCCGGCGGTCGCCGAGAGGATGCGAACGCACGCCCAGACGTCCGAATAGTTGAGCGCGGCCTCGGGCGTGACCTGCATCCCGGCGGCCACGCCCGGGGCGCCGATCGCGGTCCGGGGGAATACCTTGTCCGTGGTGATGGCGCGACTCTCGTCGGCGCCGAGCAGGCGGCGGAGGATCACTCGCCGCCCCTGATCTCAGCGGCCGCGCCGGCGACGGCCAGCATCACGCCGAGCACGATGAGCGCGACCGCGAGGCCCGCGAGGAGCCAGGTCCCGGCGACGATTGCGCCGAGGCCGCACAGCACGAGCAGGTCGCGCACGGTTGAGATGGTCATAGGGTGAGAATCCCCCGATCTTCGTAAACGCTCGCCTCTTCGACGTGCGTCCGATCGTGCTCAGCGCGCGAGTGCGCCATCACGGCGGCGACGTGCGCGTCGATCCGGTGCGATTGCCTGAGCTTGCGAATCTTCCAACCGCCCTCCTGGGCGATCGCGGCCGTGGAGGTGACGTGCTTCTCGAGCACCCGGTCGCCGTCGTGCGCGACGCGGCCCTCCTGCACGGCCTGGTACCAGGACTGATAAGCCCGGAGCATCACGACCGAGCTCTGGTTTATGGGCGCGACGGTGAGGCCGTGCTCCTCGGAGAGCACCTGCGCGGAGCGCTCCATAAAGCGCGGGTCATAGACCACCGCCCGCACGTGGTAGCGCTTCGAGAGGTCGATGATGAGCTCCTCGACGCGGAGCAGGTCAATCCCCCCGGGGTGGTACTCGTGCGCGACCGCGTTCTCGCGCGGCGAGATGACGTGGCACTTGACGCCGATGCGCCCATCCTCGGCGAGCCACGCCCACGAGACCGCCGTGGAGTCGTGCTTTAGCGAGAGGTCGACGCCGACCCATACCTCGCAGCCCTCGGGGCAGGTGAGCTCGGGGACCATGAGGGCGTGCCAGGTGTCGCCGCTGATCCACGAGTCGGCCGGGCGGGTCGGCTGATTCAGGAAGTACCGCCGGAAGTCGGCCTCGCGCGATGCCGGGTCGCGGGCCTCGGAGACCATGCGGTCGAGGTCCATCCACTCGGAGGCGTCGCCGTAGGCATCGGCCAGGGCGGCGCGGAGCTGATCGTCATCGGAGTAGTCGAAGCCCTCGGGCCCCTGCCGGTGGTCGAAGAGGAGGCCGTTTCCGCCGATCTTCCCCTCGCGCACGGCCTCGGCGAACTTGTGCGATCCCTCGGCGACCGAGCCCTCGCCCATCGCGTACATCGTGGAGACCTCGAGCGACCACGGCTCCGCGGCCTTCCGCTTCGCCAGGTTACGGCGGATCGTGTCGTGGAGCGAGTGGAGCTCGCGCCCGGTCCAGAGGTGGGTCTCGTCGAAGATGGCGAACGTCTCGCGCCCGCCGTCCTTCGAGCTCGCCGCGGCGGTGACGGGCCGGCAGACTCCGCCGCCCGGTCCGTAGATGCGAGTGATGCCGACGTCGAGCCCGGGGGTCTCGGCGACCGAGCCCTCGCGGAGCATGGTCACGATCGCATCGAATACGTTGCCCGCCTGGCCCTCTTCGGTCGCCACGCAGAGGACGACCGGCGAGTCCACCGGCTTAGCGATCGGCAGGCCGTCGGCGTCCCACCCGGCGAAGCGGCATGGCCCGAGGAGCTCGCAGCACGCGAGCATCGCGGCGAGCTCGGACTTCGCGCGACCCTTCGGGCGGCTGAATACCGCTCGCCTAGCGACGCGGCGGCCGTTGTCGTCGATCTCGTAGGCCCGGAAGATAAAGCGAAGCTGCTCATCGTCGAGCCGGATCGGGTGGCCCTGAATGTCGCCGGGGCCGTGGACGAGGTTCGCTTCGATCCACGAGGCAACCCACGGGCCGAGGGTCCGCTCCATGCGGAGACCGCTCACGACACCACCCGGAGGAAGCGGTCATCCTTCGCGGGGGCGGCCGGGGCGGAGGCGGTCGCCCCGGCCGCCTTGTCGATCTCGTATTGCAGGCGCCGGCGGGCCATCGGGGAAAGGCCGAGCCGGTCCTCGAGCTGCCGCGCCTCTCCCATCTCCGAGGCGCTGGCCTCCGGGCCCTTGTCGATCAGGTAGCCCAGGCGCTCGACGGCGGGGTGGTCGCACGTCTCCCAGATTGCGGCGATCGGGTGCGCCCACACATTCCGCCACCAGCGCTCGCCGCGCGGGCCGTAGTCGCCGGGCATCTCGGGCGCCTCGGCCTTCGTGCCCGGCGTAATCCGCGTGACCTCGGGCGCGGCGTTCCTGCGCCGGCGCTGCGAGGGCGGCTTCGGTGCCGGAGGCATCAGCCCACCACCGGATCGCGTTCCGAGGTTCCGTACAGACTGCGGGAAGGC